CTACAATTTTTTCTACCGCTGAAAGGTTTGAAGGTGGCGGTTGAAGCTGATTTAAAATCGAAACATTTCTAACAGGTAAAGTTGCACCATCTTCAATAAAAGCATATTTGGTATCAATGTAAGATAAAGCTGTAATTGTATAATTTATTGAATCTGTTTCTTCAACTGTAATTACTCTAAATTTTTGTGATTCAACTGTAGAATTTTGAATTAAATATATTGTATTTGAGTTTGGGGTTTGTGAAAACGCCTCAGAAACAGTAACAACGCCGTTAGTAATATCTGAAATATCTTTTGTTTCAACAGTACCATCTGGCAAAATTAAAGATAAAGTCGGGCTGTTTGTTGTCGGCAAATCTGTATTTTCTGTATCGTCAACTGTAACTACAGTTGTTGAAGTAACGCTTTTTAACCTACCTGAACGCCTTACGCCCGCGCGAACTGGGTCATTGATCTCGATAACAGCCCCCGGTCTAACCATTAACCCGCCTTCCATTGATGTAGTAAATGTCACTAGCTCAGATTCATTAGCTTCTGAAAATGCAATTGCCTTTGCCAATCTTTGCGCTTGACCCCGCGATGTACACGCAAAACCTTTTACCTGTTTAACAACAGTTCCAATTTTTGCTGATAATGTAGTATTTTCAAAAACTTCATAATCAATATCTTGCGAATCCATATTGTAATAACTTACAGAAATTACAGAATGTCTTTGCTTAAGGCTTGAACCAGAATAATTAAACCCATCACTTGAAATATTGGCAAGTGAGAAAAGGAACGAGGTCGACTTTGGGGAATCTTGAGCAAGTAAAATACTGCCAGTTGACCAAATTGGCATACAACGCATTACGCCCGCAAGTTCGTTTATCAAATCAAATGCAGAACTTGAAGATTGAATATTTACGTTACATGAGAAACGCGCCTCCTGTCCGCCGAACCCATCATCAACAAGAGTATTTGCAAATTTTGATGCAGTTACAAAAGAAAATAAATCAAGATTTGCGTCTGCGATATGTGTTCCAAATCCATATCTTTCGGTAGTCAAAAGGTCAAGCAAAATCATCGCGGGGCATGAACACCAAACCGCAGCGCCCATAACTCCATTGAAAATATATCCGTCAGGATAAACAATCCGACCTGTTGCAGAATCGACAGTTGGGGTTCCAGAACTAGAAGCACCAGCACCCGGGATCCTTACTTTGATACCGCGAATACGGAATTTCCGGCGGGGAATCGAACTGAACTGCTGAGAATCAAGCCTTATTGCGTTATATGCTGAGTTTGCATAAGTGCTTGCATCGTCAATTATTTCAGCAAAATTTGTAAATTCAAAAGAGTCAATCAAAGAATCTTTTGTCGAATCTTCTGTTACTCTTATAACTCGTATGTCAACAGGAAAAGAACCTGTTATTTTGACTGAATATTCTTTTTGATATGCGTCAGCGGTTCGACCTGTAACAGTATCTTCAATTACATCTGTAAAACCTCCTGAATTATATTGAACAGCAACTTTTAATTGAACAGTTGAACCAACAAGATCACCATTTTTTTTTGCTTTTTGTATCTGCGGAAAAGTGACAGTAACTTTTATGCGATCAACATTTGTATTTGTAATCTGTCTTGTAACTGGCGAAGACGCTGTAACAGTAACCCCGACAGGTGTGATTGAAGAAGAACTTTCAATTCCATCAATTTTTGTTTGGCTTGCAGTACCAAAACGCGGTGTGAAAGTAACATTCTGAAAATTAAAATCTGATTCAGAGGGACTTGTAGAGCTAGCTGTCGCTTGCAAAATAGGTGTATCATTTAGAAAAACGTCTTTTAAATAAGCATTTGTATATGCGGTTGAAGTGCGATCTGTTATGCCCTCTTTTGAAGCGGTTGCAGAACCTTCAATTTCTCCCTCAGATATAAGATCAAGAAAAGTCGCAAATTGCTTACTGTGAAGCGTATCGGGTGCTGTTGTCGGTGGTTTTGGGGGTTGACTGCCACCTTTTGCACCCCTTATTATTTTTGGTTTATCAATCATGCCTGAACCTGCTCCGTATCAATTCCACCAGAAATAACAACTGAACCTGTGAAAATCTCACCGTAAACAATCGGTACGGGCGTTCCAGCTCTGCTAGTCTGTTGCGTCCCGGAAAAACTAAATGACAAACGTGGATCTTGTTCACTTGAAAATTCAGGTGTTTTTGGAACTGGAAACAGCATCTCACTTGTACCACTAAGCACCAAACTTGCACCGATAAGACCGAGAGCAGCCGAACCATAAGCACCTGCCGCATATAAACCTGTTGCACCTATCAAACCACCACCACCCGCAAGACCAAAGCCAGAACCGCCTGCGAAAAGCCCTGCGCCCATCGGTGTGAATGACAATCCGATCAAGGCCACTCCAAGAAATATTTTTCCGAAATTACCGCCCGAACCTGAAATAACAGGTACAAAAGATATATCTGATTTACCAATAGGATCGTGAAGCTCGTCTTGACCAATTTCGTCATCATTAGCAATAACCTTATAATATCTATTTGCCATATAACTTTCCAGTTGCGGAAAATTATTTATTAAAAAACTTACAGCCTGCGCAACATTAGAAACATTTATATCTTCAAATTCTTTATGGCCGACTTCTTTTGCCAGTTCTCCATATAACTTAATTTTGCGAAGCATAACGTAACCTCATTCCTGTGCATTTTAACAACCAAGGGTTGTAAGGTTCTTTACAGGATAGTCTATCTCTTAAATGATGTATTACATCGCCATCTACAAAAATCGCCACATGATTTAAGCCCGGTTCCCCGATAGACATAAATAATAAATCATTATTTTCTAATTTTTCATCTTTTTCTAATTCAACAAATCCTGTATCGTTTGCGCATTTTTCAAACATTGGATTTGCCATAAATTCTTCAGGTGTAATTGGTCTTTCCCAATCTCTTAGCTCAATATTTAATTTTTCTTTGTAATATCTGCGAACAAGTGACCAACAATCCGAAACGCCCCAAACCCAAGGCAAACCAATTAAATGTGGTTTATAACCTGTAGGCTTATATTCGCCCCATTTTTCAGTTTTAGGGTTAACAATATACCAAGGCAAATTTGATTCTTCACAGCTTATTTTGTCGGCTTCAGAAGCAACAGGCGGTGTTGTTGGGTGTGAATGTATAACCCCAATAATGTTTCCGCCTGAATCCTCTGCCTTTGCATAGTCAATCGGGTCAATAATAAAATTTTCAAGATATGCAGTTGATAAATTTTTACAAGGAAAATATCTTTCTTTTCCACGGATATTTAATAAAAGACCGCAAGATTCTTTAGGGTCTTGTTCCTTGGCGTGCAGCAATGCGTCAGCCTTCCAAGTCATCCTATAATTAGTCCAATACTAGGAAATTCTGCACGGGTGCATTGACGCTTTGGCGCTCGAACTCCCGCCATATCAAAAACCGCTGCAAGTTCAAAACTAACAACAGTTCTATTTTCTGCCGATTTTCTATCAATAATATAAATTTCTTGTGGAAATTCTGCCGTGTTGTCTGGGGTTCCATAAGGATTTACATTGCTTGGAAAATTAGCGGCGTCAAGAAATCTTGCCTGTGTTCTTATTCTTTTGACAGTTGCACCTGTCAGATCGTTTCCTGTTGTTGTTTGATTTACCAAAAGAAGTATTGCTGAAAGTGTCCCGAGAGCATTTGAAAAAGTAAGGGTCGGGCGGGGAAGCTGGCCTTTTCCATATTGAAAACCTTCTGCCTGAACAGGAAATCTTGTATATGCGTTACCCTGCCAAATTATTTCGCCATTGTCTTTCAAACTTGTTCCAGCATGAAAACGATAAGTTGTTGTTGCACCATGTAATGAATTATCAAGAGTCAAAGTAAAAAGTTCAATTACCGCTGACGGATTAACTTTTTGTAAATCACTTACAATTTTATCTGAACTCACGGCTCGAATACCTGTCTAAATGTTGCACTGATTGACGCCCTGTTGTTATATGGAATAGATTTCGACCAAGTTTCGCAAACAAATAACTTTGCACCTGAAAGAGTAATTGAAACATTTCCGCTATTTGTTGCACTTGCCGCCGCTGTAACTGTAAATGTATTTGCATCAACCGCTGTTGCAACTGTAAAAGAACCATCAGTTGCGGAACCTGATGTATAGTCAAT